CCTCTACTGATTTCTAATGGCAAACACTCACCATCTAATATTACGTCGTGCGGTTCGTAATGCATGGTTCCTGTGGAGATATCGTATTCTTCAGGAGTATCGCCGTGTAATACAGTGAATCCGTAAATGCTTTTGTAATTTTTTTCTAAGAGAATGCCGTCGCGCAAATAATTTGCTAATTTAGTTGCGCCAACATCGCTAAATCCGCATTGAACAATATCATAATCTTTGTTCCATTCGACATCGGTTGCGTCCGGCCCGCCTAGTACTATTTTGCAACTTGGGTTTATGTCCTTGATAATTTTTTTAATTATTGGGTTCTTGTCTTTACCATGCGGTAAAAAAGATCCTTTAGGCATAACAGGATACGTCACATGCCCGTCGTTGGCCACAACGGTATTACCAATATCTTTATACCAAAAACTGTTTATACCAACATAAAGTGTAGATTGTGTTACAAGAGTTTTTAATAAGTGTGTTATTTCTGCAAAAGAAAAAATATGTAGGTGATTGATTACAACCACATGATAACCTGCACGTCGCAGTTCATGCGCTACTTTGTGGGGGCCGAGCAGCTTATTTAAAAATATAGTATCGGTATGATCCGTTAACAGTATTACGTCAGGTGGACGAAATGTCATTTTTCATCAACTAGCTCAATCTCCTCAATTGCCGGAACAACCTTCCAATCAGTATTTTCTTCAATTTCTTTGATCATACTTATTAGGGCTGTTTCGGCTGCTTGATGAGTTGTATATGCACGTTCAAATATACGATTCCCGTCGGCTAATTCTGCCATTGCAATGTAAATTTTTTTCATTGTAAATAAGTTGTATAAAACTAGTATAATTCAGCGTCAGTGCAACTCTTGCATAGGCTATTTGAACTGGCGCAAGGTTTGATGTTTTCTTTTAGTAAACTCATCATGCCCGGACCAGTAAAAAGATCTTGATAAGATTGGGTATTCAAGTTACCAATTATGTGCTTGGTATCGTAATCCATACAACACAGTACAACATCACCATTTGGTAATAGCACATGCTGGTCGTAGTTGATGGTCTTGCTACACCGGACCGGTTGGACATGTTCAGTCACAAACTTGATGGGCTGTTCTCGAACTTGGTCTTTGTTGAGACTGCCAGCACGGTCGTGCCCAAACCAATTGTACAACTGGATACCAAGATGTTGCAAATCTTTGTGTATCCGACCATGATCACTCATGGTCATTGCTTCTAGCTTGATACGGCAGTCTTGTACAGCTTCTGTCATCATGTGAAATACCGCTTCCCATTCTGTGCTGTGCTTCCAGCCCTTCATGTTGCCATACTCGTCGGGAAAATGTACACTAAACGTTTCTACCTGTCCGCGGTAACGATATAACAATTTGCAAACACGTTCTGCAGTCTCAATGGTCCAATTGTACAATGTTGTATATACTGCAACATTGAAACCGGATGTTAGTGCATGTTCAAACATGTCAGTGGCTGCAGGGTTTACCCAAACTTCTGCCATGCCACTAAAGTCAATTCTGGTATTGCTGGGCACTTTGCTCAATGCTGTTTTAAATGTGTCCAGGGTCATGTACTTGACATCATCTCCGTAAGCATCGCGTAGATTGTCTTGAGGACAGAAATTACACATCAGGGGACAACCAATCATGGTTGTGATTTCTAGAGTAGGTCGTTGCATACTAATAATTATCGTTTTTGTCTTGGAGAGGAATCTTTGTCACGTGGTTCTGCGCGGCGACCCATTGGTCTAATTTGTACTCTGGTTTTTTCTGGATCTGGCAATGCTACATCGGCAAAATTACGCTGTTGAACTTTTGTAAGTTCCTCTAGTAGGCGTCCTTTTTCAATTAGATTCCTAACATACAGCTCGCCGCTTTTCTTTGTTTCTCTTTTGGCTCTAATATTGATTAATGCATTCTTAGGATTGCCAACTTCATGAATTGAAATTTCTGGTGTGGCTTTTGATCCTAAGTACGATGCTGTTAGATTAACTGTTTTAAGTTTGTGTTCGAGATTTTTAAAACGTAAAATCTTAAATCCGCCTTTATCAAAATCTACTAGCTCAACGCCAGGATCGCCTAAGGTAGCAAAATAAGTTACAGCATGCGCAAGTTTATCTACAAATTGCACTTCTTGTGCAACATCGTCGCCAGCTAACTGTGCAGCCAATTGTCTGGCAATTTTTTTGTACATGAATTCTATTGCTTTAAACTGGTCTTTCTTTAACTTGCGGCTGTATAAATCAACTTGATCACTAATGTCAATATCAAAGTAACTCCAAAGCTTTTGCATTGATTCAACTGAACTGCCGCCGACTTGGCCAAACTGTTTAATTCCACCAATTTTTAAACTGGTGTTAAGTCTAAGCTGACGCATATTGCCGTTTTTATCTTTTACTGCTACCCATACATCTGCTTTCTTTTCTGTTTCGCTGGCTGCACCGTCGGCTAAAATGGCAATGTCGTCGGCTCGCCCGTTTAGATAGAAGTACTTGCTGTAACGTTCGGCCATGGCACTATTTACGTATGCAGCGGCACTAGAATATTCATTAATTAATAATTGACGCTTTGCTGGATCCATTAAATCTCTGTATGGTCCAGTTTTTAATCTTAGTAGGAAAGTGACAGTATCGGCAAATTCGTTATCGGCATCACGTACCGACAGTTGGTACATATCTTCCGAAGTTTGTTTTAGTCTATCAAGTATACTGGTTATGTCCTGAGGAGTGACTTGTCCAATTTCTTCATTGGATTGACGTTTGGTAAACTTACTAAACATTGCGGCGCCTAATATACCTTCGGCTATTTCGCCTTTGTTAGACACTTTGGCTTCTTCCTCGTCTCCGCCACCTTTATAATGTACAAAAGGTGCGTCAACACCGCTGGCACTACCAGCGATGGTCCAGAATTGACCTGCTTCATTTTGGAAGGCATAAACTAAATCTCCTCGTCCTAATTGTATCAACGGACCGTTGTTGGGATTAGTTCCGGTTAGAGTAATTATCCCCCCGACATCAATTCCTTGATCTGCCAACAATTGGCTAAATTTTTGCCCTGCGGCGCTGCCGCTAACAAGAAATTGTTGCCCGGGGGCATACTTGCTTAAGGTGACTTCGTTTAAAATGTTGATAAGTTCGCGCATGAATGTATTTATTATTTTTAAGTATTCTGTTTATATGTTGCAGTACAACATAAATACTAGTATACTAAAGGAAAAACATGATCAACTTTGACAGTCTCAAAGAACGTTTGCGGGAAATGTTCCCCAATCAATACAAAAGCGATGTAGAACAGTACATTGCAAGCAAAGATCCTAAGTCAGCTGCTGATGTAGAGCACTGGATTCAACAATGGAACTATAGCAATGAACGATATCTAGGTTTATGATACAGCGTATAATACAAGCCATAATTGAGTCAAGACAGCGCAGAGCAGCGCTATACCTACGATGTTTAGTATTCGAACTCTAATTTCTACATGCATTAGACATCAACGCACTTTCAAAATAGTTACTGTGCGGAACTACAAACCAGGTTGTGTATTTTGTTGTAGTTAATTCAGACACTTCCGCACCTTTTCCCATAAAATCTGTGTAACTTTTGCTACCTCGGTATCTGAGCAAGCGTTTATTACAATTTAATTCTGCTTGAGCAACTACAGAGGCTTCTTTATCTTGTTTGGTTTTTCTAAGATTGTTGATCAGAATCAACACAGTACGGTTGGCGTCGCGAGACATCAGTGTGTCTGGATCCCAATGCACATCTAGTGTATCCTCTTTGACCAATAGTTGCCAATCAGCAACAGCCAATGTTGGTACTAGTAAAAATAAAAAAACTAATCGTTTCATTCTTTAGGAAAATGGAAGTCTTTATCAAGCCAGGCTGTAATAATTTCTTCTTGCTTGACGTACCCAAATCTGTTAACACAATCAACTACGCTGTCATTCAATAAACCAGCATCGGCTAGATCATACCACGATGTTGTTTTTGGGTCCATGGGCGCAATGTTGGACTTGTACACTGCTGCATATAACCACGGATCATTTTCTTCTTTGAGGAAATAAGCATCGCGGCAGTCAAATCCATTGACTGCCAGCATGTACATCAAATTCACAATATTGTGATTATAATATGAACCATTATAACTATGAGCCTGATACCTATTATATGCGTAATGTGTTGCTTGTGGGAACATCAACATCAACATTCCGTTAACTGTCATTTGCTCATTCCAAAGCTTCAAGCTTGCCAGCGGATTAGTAACGTACTGAAAAACGTCATGACACCAAATAAAATCCACAGGTCTTGGAATTATGTGTCCGGCATTATCAATATCTTCCTGAAACGTATACACATTTGGCAATGACGCGGCACTTTGGGCCATTCTTGACAGATTTTTATCAACAGAATACACTGTGTAGTTTCTAGGTTCAGGTGGATCATCTCTGGTCATTAAGTTGGCCCACCATTGGGTATCTAACCCTGCACCACACCCAAAATCAGCCACATACTTTAGGCTATCTAAAAAACTATCATATCCGTGCAGTACTTCTAATACCTCTTTACTGTGCGCATGACTTGCTTCGGCGTTCCTAAATTGTACCATTTGTTAATATCTCTATTATAACTTGTTGTTTTAATTGTCGTAACTTTGGTTCAAGCTGATGGCATGCTTCAGCGATTTCTTGATCCGACCCCCAGCTGCGCTGTGTAGCCAATTGATAGGCCCATTTGCCGCACGAATCTTTTAGTAATTGTATATCAACTGCATTTTGACGAGGACGAGACTTTATGCAAAGATCAAACTCTTCAAGCAATTCATCTGCGCGAGCTTTCCAGTCTATCATGAAATTACAATATCTTCCATGCCAGCTGTGCGCAAGCGTACCACGTGCCCTAACATGAAGTTTTTGCTTTCTAGGCCTTTCATGACACCCAACCATTTGTTGCGCACCAGAGCAACTTCATTGATTATAGTTTCAAAGTCAATTACTTCATCTTCGCCATCCACATACTTTTCAGCATCTCGGCTGGTTAGTGCTCGTGCATAACTTTCAAGATACTTTTGAAAGTGTTTGCGTCTGATCTTTCTAAGCTGTATGTTCAGAAAATTCAGCACAGCTTCAATCTCTTGTAGTTGGTTAAATCTGTGCTCAGTGATGCCTGGAAGATTTGCTGCAGCTCGTTCAACATTGCCTTTGATATATGTTTCTGTTTTGGCCATATTGAGCTCGCCCTCGTAGTATGTAATAAAAGCGGGGATTATGCTAAGATCTGCAACAACGCGATTATACCACACAGTTAATCTTCGTAATCAATGTCATCTTCTTCCTCGTCTAGATACTCGTCAATGCTACGTTTTGTATATCCGTCTATACCGCCAAATTCACGCAGCTCTTTCTCGCTAAGTGCATCGGCCAGCATACTGGTTAACGTGTCACTTGCTGCTTGTCGTTCCTTTAGTGGAATGTATTCTTTAAGAAGTGTGTAGGTCTCGACTAATACCTCTAAATCAATACTCATTCTTCAATTTCCTCTTCAACAGGTTGGTCAACTGTTTCTTTGTGCGGGTGGGCGGTAAAATCATCCATGACTTTGTCTAGACTACCATCATCGTTGCGTTCCCATGCTTTACGAAACTGTTTGATCGCAGTGCCATCTGCTAGCGTGTATTTAAGACTATTGCCTTCCTTGGCCAACAAACCTTTTCCCTCAAATAAATCAACTAGTCCTGAATACGGATTCATGCCTGTTTCGTATGGAATTTTAATTTGTACTGATTCAAAAGGTTTGTTGTAGCGTGTTTTCATGATCTTGCATGCTGCTCTGATACCTTTTACTTCTGAAATCTTGTTGCCATCTTCATCTTCTTTTAATTTCAACTTACGCATGGCAACCACAATACTGCTGGCATAGATAAAGCCCTGACCGCCTGAGATTTTGTCATCTGGATCAAACATGTCTTGACTGGCATATGTGTGATTGGTACATACCAGACCAATGTTCAAGCTGCCAAACATGTTTACACAGTTGCGCACCAAACTGGTTAGTGCCTTGGGCTTACGACCCATGTCACCTTTCATCTCACCTGCTTCAAATTGATTTACATCTGTGGGTGTCAATAACATGCCCAAGCTGTCTACAACGAACAGCACTTTAGGTCGTTGATCTTCGGGCAAAGTGCGATACTCTTTAACAAAGTCCGAGATCACTTTGGCCACATCGTCAATCATGGCCATATTAAGTTTCAACAGTTTGTCCTCACCTGTTTCGACTCCCAGTGCATGCAGCCACTTTTCGTCCAGTGCGTTCTCGCTGTCAATAAGAATTGGGTAGATGCCTTGTTCTTGTGCGTTTTTGATAAGATTGCCTGAGCAGATAAAACTTTTGCCTGCACCCGATTCACCTGCGAACACTGTAACCTTGCCCATTGGGATACCTCGATTAAAGTCTCCGCTAATAAGATAGTTTAGAGCAAAGTTGTTGGTACTAATCCAGTCAGTTGGATCATTGAAGCCTACACTCAGGCCATCAATACTTTTGGTAATTGTCTTGCGAAATTTTGACACGTCGAATGGCTTAGCCATGATTATTTTCCTCGTTGTTTAATAAGTTATTATATAATAAAACCCGGGCGTACACAACTGTGCAGAGGCCCTGGCCGTGGGTTTACTTAGAACGATTGCGAATCATTGCTAGAATGTCTTCGGCCTTTTGACTAGACGGTTTGGCAGCAACTGGAGCAGTGGCTACTGGTGTGTCATCATCTTCGTCTGTGTCAAACGGGGCTGAAGATTGTGCAGGTGCTGCAGGTGCGGGTGCTGCTGCCGGACTTGACTTAGCAGTTGATGAACCTCCGGTATTGTCATCCCCACCTTTGCTCTGAAAGCCACTGGGCTTGTAGTACTGACTCCAACGATCTGGGTCGTATGCTTGGCCATCAACACTGGCTTCAAACATTTCTTTGAGTACTTTCAACTCAACGTCGCCGGGCTTCTTGGGCAAAAAGTCAGCCAAGTTAAACAAGCCATGTGTGTCAATTGCTGCTTGTTCTTGTGCAGTAATTGCTGTTTCTTTACGACTCCATTTACTAGTGCTGTAATCTGCATAGCCACCCTTTTGGGTTTTAGATACAGTAAAGTCCAACCCAGCAGTGTAGTCAGTTGGCATGCTTTCTAGTTCTGGATCCATCAATGCTGCTTTGATCAAGTTAAAGATCTGCGGACTGATAACAAAACGACGAATTGGATTGTCTGGAGTTTTGTCATCGCTGAGTGGATTGTCTTTTACAAAACCTT